TTTTCGGACAGTTCAGGAAAAATGGTGCGAATGCTTCTAATTAGGGACATCTGGTGTGGTAAGTTGAATTTTTGACTTTAGGATCTCAATCATTCTGTTCGCATCTTTCGAATCTAGGATCATCTCCGCGAACATGCCATGCTTTGACTTATATCCGAATACGTACTTAATCGCGAGTTTCAGTCGCTGCAGAAAGCATCTACTGTCCGAGAGACAGACAGAAACGTAGATGGCAGGATCATCGTCGAAAGTTTCTACGACCATCTGATGCTCATTATACCCGCATTCGCAGAAGAAAACTCTCTTTTCCATCGTTAAAAAGGCGGAGGTAATTTCATGAATGCTTCCAATCCGCCCTCCTCGAGGGCTCTCTCCTCCTCCGTGAGGATATCTCCGAGGCATCCCGCCGATTCCTCGTCAGAGGATAACTCAGTGATGATAAGTGTCACGCCATCCTCACCGACCTCCATCTGTAGTTCCGTTCCTTCCACCCACCCCGTTTTCTCCAGGACAGAATCCGGAAAAGTGAGAAAACCCTCGTCGTCTATCACACAGAGATGGGACTCGGACTTTTTAAAAGTTTTCTCGTGTGACCGTGTAACGGTGGATTCCCAAGCGACTTTAAAATCCGAGAAAAATCTCCTCTCAAAGTAAGACAGGTACTGCCTTGCGGAGATTAGGGCGTTTAAGGCCTCGTCGTCGTCGCGTCTCTCAATAGCTTCCATGCCCATGCTGATAAGCTCGGTAACAGTTGCTAGGTCGGACATTCTGGTTTCCAGCTTATCCATGGACTTCCAGATCTTGATGTAGGTCTCGTAATCACTGGTCATAGTTTTCTTTCCACGTGGGTTTTTCCATCTTTCGAAGCTGCTTAAGCTCCTTGTACAGGGTCTTGATTTGTTTGTAAGCCTCTTCTGGGGATAGTTTATCGCTGACCTCTAACCCCGCGATAAGAGCAACCTTATCGCCGAATCTTGCTAAAGCCCTCTCGAACTCGGAGAGATTCTCGTACATACTACTTCCCTAAAGTATAGTTATCAAGATTATAATCACTACTCTCCAGTTTGTCAATCTTTTGTTTTAGTTTTTCAACAAAGTCCTCCAATCTCTCGATCCTATCAAGCAGATTGTAAGTTGCGTGAGTGTTGTCAGTGAGCATAGTTCTAGTGTTTCCCAGCATTGATAACGCTTCTGTAGTAATCGTTGTAGCGAGTGAACCTAGTGAGAGATGGGGTGACACCGAGGCTCGAGCAGCATTCGTTATACGATAGCCACTCGTACCATGGCGTTGTGGGATCAAGGTAGGGGAGTTCGCTCGAAACACTGACCTTCACCCTTTCCCTCCAGGGACTTTGCAAGTAGCTCTGTATAACGTTCGAGATACGCCGAGTCAAATGCTGCCACACCCGACTGGGAAATCTGGTGATGCATTCTCTCGAGTTGTGTCCAGTCATCTGTGTTCATTGGGAGCATCTAAATTCTAACTATTTTAACCTAAAAGGGATCAATCCTCCGAATCTCTTAACTTTTTCTTAATGATTTCGCGGGATTTCCACTTCAATAGTGCGGTATCGAAGCGAAGGCGAGGGTAGAATTTTAACCAAAAGATCCCTCTCGTGATGTTAATCCTTGCCATCTTCAGAAGGAGTATGATAAATTTGCCCACATTATCATCCACCGCCACCATGTAAGCGATTACAGCGAATACAGAAAGCAAACTAAAGTAGTAAAGTTGTGAGTCCATAGTTAATCCCAAAAAATATGAAGTGTGTCCACGCAGCGGATGAGCGTGCTGAAAGCAACGAATCTGGAGGACGTTTTCCCCTGATTTTTCAGGTCCTCTAGCATGGACAAAGCCCCTCTTGTCACAGGATTGTCCTCTACGTAGTCCTTGAAGACGAAGACATCGAACTTTTCCACATGCTGCAGAGTATAGAACGGGTTAAGGCTTAGGCCAACGCGTTTCTTGTCGGATATATCGTACTCCGGGTCGGTTAGTGAGGAGGTTAGTTTGCTGAAGTTTGAGCCCTCCATTTCCTCGAATTCTAGGCGAGTGTGGAGAAAGTGATTGTGAATCTTCTCGGCATCGTCCACCTCGTAGATGGAGGTGGTAGACCACTCCTTGGCTTTCCCCTGACAGGCTACGCGATCGAGCTCGTCACTCACCTTAAACACCAGGTTCACACGTAGCCATCTGTACTCGTTATCCGGAGGAGACTCTCTGTAGGAGAGGTGGAGGATCTTGGGGTGGTTTTCCATGGTTTGATTCTATCATGAGGTGGGTGGAATAATCCTGGCCACGTGTCCCGAATTATCTCCGATAGTTTGTGTGGAGTTTCCTCTGAAATCATAGCGCTTTATACTAAAAACCCCCGGTAAGAGAGCCGGGGGAAGGACTGTTGGGATCAAAGGATCAGCCGATCGCGGGGGCTTTGAGCGCCACCGGTGTGGTCTCGGCGGAAGCCAGATCGAGGGGGAAGTTGTGAGCGTTACGCTCGTGCATTACCTCAAAGCCGAGGTTAGCACGGTTGAGGATATCCGCCCAAGTATTAATCACGCGCCCATCGGAAGATAGGAGAGACTGATTAAAGTTGAATCCGTTGAGATTAAAAGCCATGGTGGATACGCCGAGTGCCGCGAACCAGATGCCGACAACGGGCCAGGCAGCAAGGAAAAAGTGGAGACTACGTGAGTTATTGAAAGATGCGTACTGGAAGATCAGACGACCGAAATAACCGTGAGCAGCAACGATATTATAAGTCTCTTCTTCCTGTCCGAACTTGTATCCGTAGTTCTGGCTCACTTCCTCCGTGGTTTCACGAATGAGTGAACTAGTGACCAGAGATCCATGCATAGCAGAGAAAAGAGAACCCCCAAATACACCAGCCACCCCAAGCATATGGAAGGGGTGCATGAGGATATTATGCTCCGCCTGAAAAACAAGCATGTAGTTAAATGTACCTGAAATGCCAAGAGGCATTCCATCAGAGAAGGAACCCTGTCCAAACGGATATACGAGGAACACTGCAGTAGCAGCAGCAACGGGTGCGCTGTAAGCAACAAAAATCCAAGGACGCATACCGAGTCGGTAAGAAAGTTCCCACTCTCGGCCCATATAGCTGAAGACACCGATGAGGAAGTGGAAGACCACGAGTTGGTAAGGTCCGCCATTGTAAAGCCATTCGTCAAGTGAATTAGCCTCCCAGATAGGGTAGAAGTGCAGGCCAATCGCGTTACTCGAGGGGACAACAGCACCGGAAATGATATTATTTCCGTACATTAGAGAGCCAGAGACCGGCTCGCGGATACCATCGATGTCGACGGGAGGAGCGGCGACAAAAGCAACAATGAAGCAGATCGTGGCTGCGAGGAGAGTAGGGATCATCAGAGTACCGAACCAACCCACATAGAGGCGGTTGTTCGTAGATGTAACCCACTCGCAGAATTGCTCCCATGAGTTGCTTGGCGCACGCCGTTGGGCGATTGAAGCTACCATAGTAAAAAAACGAGTAATTGAGGTTTTTATGTATGAAGGGAGAATCGAATAACTGTCCTTCCATCCCATTATAGGACGGAAAACTTGATCTTTCAACCCTTCTTAAATATTCCTTAACCATATGTCAGGGAACTATGACAGAGTGGAAAGGAGTCGCGGGACCACAACGTCGGAGGAGTAGTGAGCGCGGATCAGGTCCACGGAATTCCTTCTCATAGCGTAGTATGCATTCGCGTCGGTCCAGATCTCGTCGAGGTGCTTGGCGAACTCTTCCGCCCCGAGGACCTGCGGCCCTCCTTGGGTGAGGTGGCGATTGTCGTCGTCGACAGAGAGGAAGACTTTGGTCTCCGATAGCGTGGTGCTGGTGCCGGGTAACGTCACCGTGTTGAGGAAGTGGCGGTGGAAGATGGGCACGGCTAGTAGCGCCGCCTCAAGCCCCTGGTATTCGAAATTATTTCCGTAATCGAGGTTATTATGCTCGAACGAGCGGGGATGCGTGGCGAAAGCGCTCTCGGAGATACGTTGAAGCCCTCTTCTGTAGTCATAGGAGCCGAATACGTACATAAAGTTCGGATCCTGACCCACTCTATCGACGTGGTCGAATAACTCATTGTTGACTTTGGCCGATGAAAAAGCCGATGGAACTTTCACAGGCTTGTAAAAGTCCTCCGTCGTAAACCACTTCAGCTTGTCCTCGTAGTTCTTGAGCTGTGAGTACCCGGCTATCGAGCGCTCGAAGCCTATCATCTCCGTCACGAACCCGCGGTCTGCCAGAGCACGGTGCAGGTTAAGAACTACGCTGCCGCGCTTCCAAGCCACCGCCCTAGCGGCGTTGATAAGTCTCTTGCGTCTGCTCTCACCCTTATCCAGGTCTATCAGATGCTCGACGAAGGGTACGTGGAAGAATACGTCCATCTTCTTCGCCATTTTGGAGATATTTCTCTTCTTCAACCACGATATGAATCCTGATTTGGTCTCCGTGAGCGAATGGCACAGGAGACCGTCGCACGCTTCGATAGCGTTAGCATAGTCCGCGTTACGGCCGATACTCAGGAAGTGATGGTCGTGGTTAATCATCCACTTAGGCACCGATATAGGCTCTACTATCCTCTCTACGTAGTTGTCTACCACCTCCGAAGGAGCGTTCTTGGCCGGAACGCTAAAGATCAGCACCAGATCGTAGTCAGAGTTGATCTTACGTACTAACTCTGAGGCTTCGGAGAACGCGAATATGCTTACGTCTATATCCTTAGAGGTATCAGACCTACC